ACCGGAGTTCGGAATTTTCAAACAAGCAAAAGCCAAAATGTGTTAATTTTTCCCGGACGGCATACACCGGGGGTCGAGTCCCCGGCGGGAGCAAAAGTTTGAGATATGGAATGGTATAACAAAACACTGGCAATTACATTTAGTGAGCTTACGGAGCCGAATCCGGATGCGAAAGAGGGAGCTATAGGAATCTCGGTTATGAGTGTCGCGAACTATAATTGGCACTCCAGGCGAGGCAATATCAACATTCTCCGATCCGGTAAAGGATTGGGGCGTCCTGCGCTGATTGAATACGAAAGCCTTCCGGCACGCTTTAAAGAGCGTTTCAAGCTGATATGGGGTGATCCCTACGATTTGATCAAGGAAAGTATGATGAAAAACGATATTGTTACCGATTGTCGGGCGCGCGAGTTCTATGCAGATTATCTGTTGCCGGACGGCACCCATATCCCCGACAAATTCCAGGAAGAATACACGCGCAACGCGTCGGTGCTTAACCTGCTGATAGAGATACTGAACTACCGAAAGGCCATGAGGAAGGCCATGCAGAACCCCCAGTCCGGCGTGTGGGAAACCATTTACGGTACGGTGGACAAACTGCGCCTCGATCCGGGACACACGCTTCCGGAGAGCAGGGCACGGCTTCGCGACAAAATCAACGAATACAAAAAGAGGGGATACGTATGTCTGATATCCGGTAAGCTGGGCAACACGAATCCGGAAAAGATCACAGAAGAGGGCGGAACATTTCTGGTGATGCAGAAACGCAGGCGCGTTCCGGTGCTGACGGACGCCCAGATCATGGAGGAATACAACCGCGTAGCCCCGAACTACGGTTGGAAGAAGCTGGAGAGCGTATCGTCGGTAACGAAGTACCTGAACGCTCCGGAAAATGTGCAGCGCTGGTATGATGCCGTTTACGGAGAATTGAAGGCCTATCAAAAATTCAGGTACAAATTCAGGACGGTTCTTCCCGAGTACCGCGATGCGCTGTGGTACGGAGACGGAACGAAGCTCAACCTGTATTACAAGGCATACGAAAACAGGAGTCTCGTGATGAAGACGACACAGGTGTACGAGGTGATGGATGCTTATTCGGAGGTGCTGCTCGGCTATCACATATCGGATTCGGAAAATTACGAGGCCCAATACAACGCTTACCGCATGGCCGTAGAGACGGCGAATGCGAGGCCGTTCGAAATCGTGGTCGACAACCAGGGCGCTCACAAGAAGCTCGACAACAGCGGGTTCATGCGCCGCATCTGCAGGCTTCAGCGTTACACGGCCCCCTACCGGGCTTCGGCGAAAAGCATCGAGTCGGTATTCGGGAGATTTCAGAAACAGGTGCTTGAGCCAGACTGGCGGTTTACGGGTCAGAATATTACGGCCAGGTCAGAGAGGAGCCGCGCAAACCTGGAGTTTGTGATGGACAACAAGGAAAAGCTGTTTACGCTCGACGAACTGAAAGCGGCCTATGCCGAAGCGCGCGACAGGTGGAACCACATGCCGCATCCGGCAACCGGCATACCCCGAATCGAGATGTACAGGTCGAGCACAAACCCGAAGGCAGAGCCGGTGGACAGGCTGGACATGATAGAGATGTTTTGGCTGATGACGCCGAAACCGTCCACATTTACCGCGTCGGGTTTGACCATAACCATCGACAAGCGTCAATACACGTATGACGTGTATACGCCGGACGGACTTCCGGATTTGCTGTTCAGAAAACGGAACATCGGAAAGAAATTTTACACGCAGTATGATCCGAACGATCTCACGCAGGTGAGGCTGTACGAAATGACCGCCTCCGGCCCGAGGTACGTTACCGATGCGATGCCCTACGTGAAAGTAATGCGGGCCATGCAGGACGCCACACCGGAGAGCAGCACGTTTGTGCGCCGCGTAATGAATTTGGAGGAACAATTGCGCATAGATACATTCCTGGACAACCTTGCCACGGAGCACGAACACGGAGTAGCTCCGGAACAATACGGGCTTAACCGGCCAGAGCCGAAAGGGATATCGAAGAGGGCCAGGTCGCGCATTGCCGGAGAAAGCCCAGCACATGCGGAAACGGCGGTGGTGCATCCCCGCCGTGAACCTGCCGGCATCGGCGAATACGAAAAGGCCGTAAGCAACATAACCTACGACGAAATAATGATGCTCGACAAACTATAAAAACGGACCATTATGAATCTTATCAGCGAAGAAAAAAAACGGGAAATCAGGGACTCTCTCGAAAAATACTGCGAGCGATACGGCAGCCGCAACAGTGCTGCCCAAAGCCTTAAAAACGTAAGTGCCTCGACCATTTCGGCGATACTGAACGGAAAATGGGAGTTCATCTCCGACACGATGTGGAAAAGTATCCGTGCACAAGTGGGTGATGCCGGAAATGCAAACGACTGGAATATTGTGGAAACGCCGACGTTTAAGGACGTATATTTTGTACTGGAAAACGCCCAGGAGGAAAAAAACGTGATTTGGCTTACGGCTCCTGCCGGCAGCGGAAAGACGACGGCTGCCGAACTGTACAGGTCGCAGAACAAAAACGTCGTTTACGTATTGTGCGACGAAGACATGAAAAAATCGGACTTTGCAAACGAGATCCTCCGTTCGGCCGGCATACGCATCAATACGCAGCTGCGGTCGAGGGAGAAGATCATGCGACTGATCGACGCCGTTTCGGAGATGGACGATCCGCTGATTATTTTTGACGAGGGCGACAAGCTTTCCGACAACATCCTGTATTATTTCATCACGATTTACAACCACCTGCGCGGGAAAGCCGGCATCGTGTTTCTTTCGACGTCCTATATGCAGCGCCGCATGGAATTGGGGTTGCGTTATGAAAAGAAGGGATTTCAGGAGCTGGAAAGCAGGATAGGCAGAAAGTTTTACGAAGCGGAACGTCCCACAGCCAACGACGTTCGGGCCATCTGCATCGCCAACGGGGTGTCGGACGAAAAAAGCGTTGCCGAAATCGTCAAGGACGCGTCCCAGTGCTGTTTCGATTTGCGACGCGTGGACAGGAAAGTCAGGGCCGTCAAAAAGAAAATGCGATTGGGCAGTAATTGAACATCGTTTAAGGACCATTCGAGAACTATTTGAACATCACGCAAAAATCATACGGCTTATGGCACGCGCTTACTCACCGACCGAAATACTGCAAATGAAAAAGAAGGAGTTCGCTTTCGAAGGCGAATGGTTAGAAGCCTTTGACCGGCCCGAGCAGCGAGGTGTTTGGTTTGTTTGGGGCAATTCGGGGAACGGAAAAACAAGTTTCGTCATGCAGCTGTGCAGGGAACTTGCCCGTTTCGGGAAAGTGGCCTACAACGCCTTGGAAGAAGGGACCTCGAAGACGGTGCGCGACTCGATTGTCCGTTTCGGAATGGACGAACTGGACGGCAGGATGCAGTTTCTTTGCGAACCGATGGACGAACTTACCGCGCGGCTTGCCCGAAAAAAGAGCCCCGATTATGTGGTGGTGGACAGTTTTCAGTATGCCCAACTGTCGTACAGGCAGTACATATCCTTTAAGGAAGCCAACAGAAAAAAACTGATCATTTTCGTAAGCCACGCAACGGGTAAACTTCCGGCCGGGCGTCCTGCCGTGAGCGTAATGTATGATGCCGCATTGAAGATATGGGTTGAAGGTTACAGAGCTTTTTCGAAGGGCAGGTATGTAGGCGAAAAGGGATATATCGACGTATGGAAGAAGGGCGCGGCGGAATATTGGGGAGAAACGGATAAGGGATAATGTATAACGGATAAGGGATAATGAAGATGCCCGGCGCAGAGGCACAACAAATTACAAAAAACAAAACAAAATGAAGACAACGGAACGCAATTATGCACAGTTTTACGTGTTGCTCCACAAGTTGCCGGGGGCAACGGAAGGGCTGAAGGAAGAGCTGGTGCTTCAGTTTACGAACGGCCGCACGAGTTCGTTGCACGAAATGACCGATACGGAATACCGGGCGATGTGTGCATCGCTGCGCGAGAACGTGCAGGGGCTGCATGAAGATGCCTTTGCGGCGGAAATAAAGCGCAGGCGCAGCGCAGTACTGAAAAGAATGCAGCGGTTAGGCGTGGACACAACCAATTGGGCCCACGTAGATAATTTTTGTATGAGCCCCAAGATTGCGGGCAAGCGCTTCGCGAAATTGAGTATCGAAGAACTTGCGGCCTTGATCCCGAAATTGGAAAACATGCTTAAAAAAAGCGGTAGGCAATCGGCCGACGTGCCGATCGGGCTTGTAGATACGAAAAAAATCTGCCGGAACTGAGATTGACTAAAATTCGGATCATTTTCGCGAGGTTACGAAAATGATGGAATAGATACAAAAGAACTTTAAAACAATAAAACAATGGCTAAAAGAGAAAAAAAGGTGATCTATTCGGGGATCACAAGCGAAACGATGGAAGCAGCTATGGCCGAATATGCAGCTGCCGACGCAAAATTGGCGAAAATAAACGCTACGATGGACGAGCAGTTTACGCGCATACGAGAGAAGTATTCTGACGAAATTCAGAAATTGACTGAGACAAAAGATAATGCCTTTGAAGTAGTGCAGGCATTTGCTGTTGAGAACAAAGCGGAATTGTTTGCAAAAAAGAAATCGATGGAAAGTGCGCACGGGATATTCGGGTTCAGAACCGGTACACCGAAGCTGAAGACACTAAAGGGATTCACGTGGGGCGCTGCACTGAACCTGTTGAAAGAATTCCTGCCGGGTTACGTGCGCGTGATCGAAGAGCCGGCGAAAGACAAACTGCTTGCCGACAGGGAAATGCCTGACGTGCAAAAAAACATGGGAAAATGCGGCATCGAGGTGGTGCAGGACGAAGTTTTCTTTATCGAGCTGAAAAAGGAAGAAACGGAAAAGTAAAAAGTGAAATGAAGAAACATCCGGAATATACTTATGAACGCGACTCGTATATGTGGTGTATTGTACGATGGCGGGAGGTTCGTCCCGGATCGTACGAAGGAAGGAAGATTGCGACGTACGACAAGAAAGAGGACGCGAGGCGGGAAGTGTACCGGTTGAACGGGTGGAAATACAAAAACAATTGATAATGTATAATTGATAATTGATAATTAATAAGTTATAATTACAAGGATGGACGAAATGGCAGGATTTGTGATAATATTCGGGGCGCTGAACGCGCTGATGCTGCTTTGT